CACGGCCGCACTTTTCACCTTTGACAGCCATTGGCCTACTTTGTTGAGAGCTTCTACGGCGCGGGCGGTATCGGGATTGGCGCTAGTGAGGTGACCATACGCTTCTTGAAGATTTTCCAGCATATTGGCCTGGAGCGAGTTATAGACGACCGGAGCAACAGTCTTTGCGTAAGCCGCTCCATCCAAGTCGTAGAGCTTGTCTAGAACGGACGGAGCCAGCTTGATAAATCCTTCTTTAGATTGCGCGATGAAATCGTCAAGAACTTTCGGGTCTCCGCTGGCGTAGGCTTGATCTGTCGCCTCCATGGACGAGATGCGTTCCTGCATCGTCGCAATTCCCTCTGCGCCGCCCACGGAATCCAACGTGGCCTTAGCCTGAGTTGCGGCTGCCGTGTCCGGGAAAATCTTGCTTGCGGCTTCGTTGTGAAAGAATGCGTCGTTGAGGGCCGCGATAGTTCTGGTGACGTTAAAGTTGGGATTCTCAGTCTTGAACTGATCCAAAGTTCCTTCGCGGAGGGCCTTCAGCAAACGCTTTACATCGTTCGGAAGAGTTCGCTTGTCAAACTTCTCCCCATCTTCCGCATCATCTTCGTTTTCCGACGCGGGATCATCATCCGCATCGACATCAGCATCGGGATCGACATCTTCAATCTCTTCTTCGGGGGTTTCGACAACATCATCGGTAGGAACTTCTGTAACGTCAGAGGCAATTGCGTTGCCCAAAATATCTTCAACACTCACTGTATGCTCCCGCCCGGCATGAATAAGCCCACGAGGGGAGCTTCACCGGGTTACGCTACGAGGGCGGTAGTTGGAATTGGTGCTGGATTAACGTCTTCTGGCTTCAACTGAATGCCGGATTGTTCCGCAAGCTGAATTTTTCCAGCGGGCGGCAGGTCCTTGTAATTGACGGACTCGGCAGGTTGCTTCGGAGGAGGAGCCATAGCAGCGGCGGCTTCTTGAGCCTTCTTTTTAGCAGCGTCGTCATGCGCTTTCCAGTGTAGACGGACGTTCGCATACTTATCGCGGTCTTCCGGCTTGATGCTGTTTAGTAATTTGCGGCCAGCCGAAGACATCATGAACTCGCGGCAGGTTGCGGCTTGAACTTCGTTGTCGTCCAAATCCTCATCAATAGGAACGGTTGTGACAAGTTGAGGCAAAGCGTTTGCTTGCTGCGTGAGTTGTGCGATCTGCTGCAAACTCTCCGGCGTCGGAGGCTGAGCGGACAACGCCTTGATTTGATCTTGAATATCCAGGACAGCCCCGTTAGGAGCCGGGCCTGTGGACAGAAGAATATCCAATTCGCCTTCTTGCTTGGCGATGTCATCAGCCTCAGGAACTTCAAAATCTTGCAGACCAACTGCGTCCTTTAGCTCCGTGATGTTCTTGGGAGCTTTCATCAATTTCGCAACCATCGGGTTGGAAATATCCTGCCAAACCATCATCAAGCGGCCTTGGCGCTGTTCCCAAGTTTCGGGGAAGTTTTCGTCCACATCGGCGAAGCAGCGAACGTTGCCCTTGAGGTCTGCAACTTCCACGATCAAGCGCTTACCGTGATCCATCTGGTCCAGATTCTTTTTAACGGCAACGTGCTGCGAGCGCTACGGCCTGACGAGTGTAGGAAGCGGTCGCTTCCTGAATGGCGTGCCAAGGAGTGCCCAGTCTCCCGAGTGCCTGATCGCGTTGTTCCTTAATACCGCCCACTGTTTCTGTGCCAGCGGACGATCCGAACAAAGACGGGAGTGCGCCAGAGATTAGCTGGGGCAATTCCATGGTGAAGAATTTGATAAATTCCGGCAGACCCGGCTGATGGGTTGGCATCGGTTCTTGAATAATGAGTTGGTCGCCTGTGACGCCCGGTTGACGCTTGAAGGGACGGCGCTGGCCGGGAATGTTCGGCTGATTGACCATCGTCTGGAGGTCAACGGCCTGAGAGTCAAACCAGAGCGCAGGAATCGTGCGCGTGAAGAAATCGTTCAGCAAGTTGATCCACTTGTTGAGCAGCTTCTGCACGGAAAGCAATTTTGTTCCCAGCGCCATACGGTTCTGGCCGGAGCCGGAGAACGGGTGAACGATTGTTAGGTGATCGTCCATGCACTCGTTACGTGCCCAGCAGAAAGTGTCGCCTGCATAAACGACGAGGACGCCGTCCGGGAATGCTTCAAACAGTTCGGCTCTGACGTCGGCATCATCAATATGTGTGAAAACCGAAGGACGCATCCACGTGTATTCAATGGTGACTTCGTTTGCCGCGGAGTCCGCGTTCACATAACTCGCGTTGATAGCGAGTGCGACGTTGATACGGGCGATTCTGTCGAGATCGTTCTCAACCGTGGAAATGCCCGGCTTGATCTTGTCGGCACATTCCGGGAACATCGCCTGGGGAAAGCTGTACCACAAAGTTCCTATCAATGCGCAGGACCTCAGCGATTTTCATTACACGCGTCTGTGCTTTGAGCGCGATATTTCCCACGGCGAAGGCGATGTTCCCGGAATGTGCCGACAAGATCAAGCCGGGCATTTCCACGGTTGAGAACGATCTCGACAGAATCGCCCGTATCAACGTCGCACTCGCTATCAACGCGAGTTATGTGAACGCGGACTCCGCGGCAAACGAAGTCACCATTGAATACACGTGGATGCGTCCTTCGGTTTTCACACATATTGATGATGCCGACGTCAGAGCCGAACTGTTTGAAGCATTCCCGGACGGCGTCCTCGTCGTTTATGCAGGCGACACTTTCTGCTGGGCACGTAACGAGTGCATGGACGATCACCTAACAATCGTTCACCCGTTCTCCGGCTCCGGCCAGAACCGTATGGCGCTGGGAACAAAATTGCTTTCCGTGCAGAAGCTGCTCAACAAGTGGATCAACTTGCTGAACGATTTCTTCACGCGCACGATTCCTGCGCTCTGGTTTGACTCTCAGGCCGTTGACCTCCAGACGATGGTCAATCAGCCGAACATTCCCGGCCAGCGCCGTCCCTTCAAGCGTCAACCGGGCGTCACAGGCGACCAACTCATTATTCAAGAACCGATGCCAACCCATCAGCCGGGTCTGCCGGAATTTATCAAATTCTTCACCATGGAATTGCCCCAGCTAATCTCTGGCGCACTCCCGTCTTTGTTCGGATCGTCCGCTGGCACAGAACAGTGGGCGGTATTAAGGAACAACGCGATCAGGCACTCGGGAGACTGGGCACTCCTTGGCACGCCATTCAGGAAGCGACCGCTTCCTACACTCGTCAGGCCGTAGCGCTCGCAGCACGTTGCCGTAAAAAGAATCTGGACCAGATGGATCACGGTAAGCGCTTGATCGTGGAAGTTGCAGACCTCAAGGGCAACGTTCGCTGCTTCGCCGATGTGGACGAAAACTTCCCCGAAACTTGGGAACAGCGCCAAGGCCGCTTGATGATGGTTTGGCAGGATATTTCCAACCCGATGGTTGCGAAATTGATGAAAGCTCCCAAGAACATCACGGAGCTAAAGGACGCAGTTGGTCTGCAAGATTTTGAAGTTCCTGAGGCTGATGACATCGCCAAGCAAGAAGGCGAATTGGATATTCTTCTGTCCACAGGCCCGGCTCCTAACGGGGCTGTCCTGGATATTCAAGATCAAATCAAGGCGTTGTCCGCTCAGCCTCCGACGCCGGAGAGTTTGCAGCAGATCGCACAACTCACGCAGCAAGCAAACGCTTTGCCTCAACTTGTCACAACCGTTCCTATTGATGAGGATTTGGACGACAACGAAGTTCAAGCCGCAACCTGCCGCGAGTTCATGATGTCTTCGGCTGGCCGCAAATTACTAAACAGCATCAAGCCGGAAGACCGCGATAAGTATGCGAACGTCCGTCTACACTGGAAAGCGCATGACGACGCTGCTAAAAAGAAGGCTCAAGAAGCCGCCGCTGCTATGGCTCCTCCTCCGAAGCAACCTGCCGAGTCCGTCAATTACAAGGACCTGCCGCCCGCTGGAAAAATTCAGCTTGCGGAACAATCCGGCATTCAGTTGAAGCCAGAAGACGTTAATCCAGCACCAATTCCAACTACCGCCCTCGTAGCGTAACCCGGTGAAGCTCCCTCGTGGGCTTATTCATGCCGGGCGGGAGCATACAGTGAGTGTTGAAGATATTTTGGGCAACGCAATTGCCTCTGACGTTACAGAAGTTCCTACCGATGATGTTGTCGAAACCCCCGAAGAAGAGATTGAAGATGTCGATCCCGATGCTGATGTCGATGCGGATGATGATCCCGCGTCGGAAAACGAAGATGATGCGGAAGATGGGGAGAAGTTTGACAAGCGAACTCTTCCGAACGATGTAAAGCGTTTGCTGAAGGCCCTCCGCGAAGGAACTTTGGATCAGTTCAAGACTGAGAATCCCAACTTTAACGTCACCAGAACTATCGCGGGCCCTCAACGACGCATTCTTTCACAACGAAGCCGCAAGCAAGATTTTCCCGGACACGGCAGCCGCAACTCAGGCTAAGGCCACGTTGGATTCCGTGGGCGGCGCAGAGGGAATTGCGACGATGCAGGAACGCATCTCGTCCATGGAGGCGACAGATCAAGCCTACGCCAGCGGAGACCCGAAAGTTCTTGACGATTTCATCGCGCAATCTAAAGAAGGATTTATCAAGCTGGCTCCGTCCGTTCTAGACAAGCTCTACGACTTGGATGGAGCGGCTTACGCAAAGACTGTTGCTCCGGTCGTCTATAACTCGCTCCAGGCCAATATGCTGGAAAATCTTCAAGAAGCGTATGGTCACCTCACTAGCGCCAATCCCGATACCGCCCGCGCCGTAGAAGCTCTCAACAAAGTAGGCCAATGGCTGTCAAAGGTGAAAAGTGCGGCCGTG